GCCGCACCCTGCGCCAACGCGCCAAGGCGAACCTTGAGCACGGCGGGATCTGGGTCGCGGACACGAACACTCATCGCGGTTGGCCGCGCATCGCACCCGATGAGCAGGTCGTCACCGACGCGGGCATCGACAAGGCGAAGGCGTGGGCTCCCGCTGGTCGCAAGGTCGTGGTCACCGACCGGCGGACGATCCGACTGTCGATCGATGGACACGACGCGCACGGAGCGCGCATCAGATGGGTCCGCCCGTGATCCGCCTGCCCGCCACCGGCATGAACCACAGCCTCAACGTCGCCTGGTTCGCCATCCGCTGCCTCGCCTTCGCACTTACCCACCGCCGCCGCTACCGCTAGGAGAAACACATGTACGCCAACAAGGCCGTCCTCGCCTTCGTCTTCACCTTCGTCGCCGCCCTGCTCGCACAGGTGCAGGACAAGACCGAGTTCTCCGACCTGTCGGTGCTCCAGTGGGTCACCGCCATCCTGTCGGCCGTCGTCACCGCTGGCGCCGTCTACGTCATCCCCAACCAGCCGAAGGGGTTGTGACATGGTCGTCGCACGCCTCTACGGCTCCGTTCCCGCCAAGCTGGCGAACAAGGAAATTGACTGGGACACCGACACGATCAAGGTCGCTCTCTGCACCTCGTCGTACACCCCGTCGCAGGACACCCACGACTACTTCAACGACATCACGAACGAGGTCACCGGCACCGGCTACACCGCTGGTGGTGCGACCCTCACGGGCAAGACGGTCAACTACACCGCAGGCACCAACACGACCGCGTTCGACGCGGCTGACGTGACGTGGGCGACCAGCACCATCACCGCCCGGTACGCGATCGTGTACGTCGACACGGCCGGCGCGAGCACCACGGACCCGCTGATCGCCTACATCGACTTCGAGGCCGACGTGTCCTCAACAGCCGGGCCGTTCGCGTTGACGTGGGACGCCGCTGGAGTCTTCACCGCAACGGTCGCCTGATCGTCCGATGAGCCCCATCGAGATCCAGGGCACTCGCCGACGTGGGCCGGGGATCCCCGACCCGGCCGACTGGCAGACCGCCTTCGACTCTCGGGACATGCGGGGCACCCAACCCGACCGCGACACTGCCGAACCCGTCGGCGCCATCCGGGCGTGGTACGAGGCGAACACCGGCCACGACGCCTCGCTGACCTACGAGGCGACCACGGCAACGAACGGGTCGACGGGGCTCAGCACGTCGTGGCTCAACGCCCGCCTCGGGAACGGTCGTGTGTCGTTCGCCGATGGTCGGTGGCTGGTGGAGCGGTACATCTTCCCCGGCCAGGTTCGCTTCCAGACCAACAACATCACTTTGCGGAACAGCCAGCTCATCAACGCTGGCGGCGCCGAGTACGGCTTGCAGGGTCGCAGCCTTGATGGCAACCCGACCGGGATCGTCGTCGAGCATTGCACCCTCAACGGCAACTACGACGACGACTTCGCGTCCGCTGCCATCAACTTCAACATTGCGAGCGAGCCCAACCAGATCACGATCCGCAACTGCGACATCTACGGCTACCGTGCCGGGCTCTACTGCTTCGCCGGCACGACCGTCGAATACAACTGGGTCCACGACCTGAACTTCACCATCGACCCCGTGAGCGGCGACCGCAGCCACAACACGCCCGCGTCGATCCGCGGCGGGAACACCACCGTTCGCCGCAACCTCCTCACCGACGGCAACTCCTCGGCCACGAGCTGCTACCCCGAACACAGCACCTTCACGGGCGTCCTCATCGAGGAGAACTGTTTTCGGCTGCAAGCCTCCGACGACGGTGTTGAAGTGCTCCACGCGATGGACCGTCCGTTCTCCATCCGGCAGCCGGGCGAGACGCGGGTCTTGCGCGGCAACTTGTTCTATCGCGGCGGCAACCGTGGCGAGGGTGGCGGCATCACGGACGGTGTGCGGGCGAGCATGAGCGAGATCAGCGGCAACTTCGACCGCATGGGAGAGGCTGTGACCTGATGGCGATTGCGTTCGGGGCCATCGGCGCCAAGACCATCGCGGGCACCACTACGTGTGCGATCGCTTATCCCGCTTCGGTGGGTGCTGGTGACCTGCTCATCGCGGGCCGTGACGTCTACCACGCCTCGAGCATCGTGGGTGTCGACGAGGCGGGCTGGACTGCGGCGGGGTCGCTGCGGGCTGGGGACGCACCCAACGCGGCCGACGACCACAGCAGCCTTGTCAAGGCCGACTACTTGGTCGCTGCGGGCGGCGAGACCGGCACCGTCACCTTCGACCAGTCCGGCACCATCAGTGGTGTCGTCGGTGTCATGGCCCGCTACACCAAGAGCGCTGGCGCGACTTGGGATGTGGCGTTCGAGGTCGCCGGGGATACCTCCCACGCTGCGGACCGTTCCGTCACCCTGTCGTCGGCGCACACGGTCGAGGTTGGTGACTGGTTGGTCGCCCTGGTGCCGGTCGACACCGATGTCGCGCTGACGATCACCGCGCCGACGTTCACTGGCACCGCGACCTTCGGGACCGTCAACCGCCGCACGTCCGGCGCGGGCGCGACCACGGGCCTCGACGGCAACCTCGAGTGGTTCGACGTCGAGGTCACGGGCGACGGCACCTGTGCCGGCTTCACGATGACCACGGCCACGCTCCAGTGCGGCCCTGTCGACATCCTGCGTCTGCGGGAGATCGGCGGAGGATCTGGCGCGGACGTCACCGCCGTTCCCGCAACAGCCACCGCGGACGCTCCCCTGCCTGCCGTGTCGGCCGGCGCCACGATCGCAGCAGTCGCGGTGCTCGTCACGGCGGCGGCTCTCGCTCCGACCGTGTCCGCGGGCAGCAACGTCGACGCGGTCGCCCCCACTACGTCCAGCTCGGCTGCGGCTCCGGTGGTTTCGGGTGCGACCACTGTCACGGGCGGCGGGCCGGCGGCGGCGACCATGCAGGCTCACGCGCCGGTTGTCACGGGCGGTGGCTCTGGTTCGGGTTCGGTTACTGCTGTCCCTGCCACGTGCTCTGCCGCCGCGTTGCCGCCCGTCGTCAGTAGCGGTGCCACCGTGGCTGCTGTCGTCGCAGCAGCGACCACCGTGGCCCCCGCTCCCACGGTGTCGGTCGGATCCTCCGTGGCTACCGTCCCGGCCACCGCAAGCACCCTGGCCCTACCCCCCACGGTCTCCGGCGGATCCACTGTCGCCGCCAATGTCACCGCAGTCCGCGCCACAGCGACCGCGACCGCCCTCGCCCCCACCGTCACCGGAGGCACCGGAAGCGACCTACACGACACCGACGTCGTCATCAGCCTCGCCCCACGCTCCACCACCGCACACCTCGCCGACCGTGCCACCACGGCCACCCTCGGACCACGCCGCACAACCGCAACCCTGGAGGGCAAGTGACCGACTGGCAGATCCCCCGCGAAACGACCGAGTGGATCGGCCCGGTGGACGTCACGCCTGCCGACGAAACGCTCGAGCTCGCCATCCTCCCGACGACGCGCAGGCCGAAGGAAGAGGACTGGCAGACCCCGCTCGTCCTTGACGGCAAGCCTGGTCTGTTGCTGACCACTCCGGCGGCGGGTGATTACGCGTATTGGGCGCGGGTCACGAGTAGTCCTGAGGTTGTTGTCGTCCAAGCGTTCGCGTCCATCCGCGTCTCTTAGGGCCGCCATTCCTCGCGGTAGTCGGGGTGGTCGGCATAGACGCTGGCGAGGTGACGCAGGACGCCCGGACCGAACCCGTTGGTCCCGAGGCGCTCAACTCGCCCCCACTCCTCCACGATCCGCCGCTTGGCCTCACACTCAGCCAGCACGCGGTCGGGGTCAATGTGCACGCCAGAGCGGTGCCCTTCGACCTCATCCACGGCAAGGCGATACCCAAGGTCGTACCCGGTCCCAATAGCAGCCTCAGCCACCTTCTCGTCGTCGGCGATCCGGGCGAGCAGGAAGTCGGCGATGTCGCTCATTGTCCCGCCTCCCGCTCGTGGCGGCAGCATTCTGCGTACCGGCCGCAGGAACAAATCGGAGGCACGTAGTTGCCTAGGTCGAACGGTCCCATGTTGTCAGCCGCGATGGTTGCCATCACTTCCCCGCCTCCCGCTTCCACCGCTGCAACGTGTTGGTGCTGAGGCCGGTCAGCCGCGCGACCTCGCGATACGAGGACTTGCCGATCATCTCCACAGCAATGACCCGCAACCACATGGCAGCCTCACTGGCCTCGTCTTGTGCTTCACACAAGCGCACCTGATCTTCATGGGACAGCCGTCCCCTTTGTGTCACCTGCATAGTCTGACTGTATCAGTAATCGCCACGGTTCTGTAGCGAATCCCGACACGCGCAACACTAGGAGTCTTCGTGGCCCACGTCATCCTCGGCGAGCACGCCGACAAGCTCACCGTCCGCCTCACCCTCAACGACGGCGCAGACCTCGTCGCGACCCTCACCGACACGACCGGCACCGAAATCGACTGGCCCGACACCCCCACCCTCGAGTTCCAGTCCACCCGCGACCGAGACGCCGACGTGCAGTCGTTTGCTGCCACCGTCGACGGATCCACCGCCACATGGGCGCTCACCGACACCGACGTCGACACCATCGCCGCAGACTCCCCCGGCCCCTACGGACGCCCCGAAACCTCCGCACGCATCACCCTCCCCGACGACAGCGACGGGAAGGTCCTCAACGCGGGCAAGGTCGACTGGCGCACCGACTGGGAAGCCGGCGACCGGAAGCAGCGGGTGACGTTCACGCTGCCCGGAGGCTCGCCCGGACCCACCGGACCCGCCGGACCCCAGGGGCCGCCGGGAGAGGGCGGCAACTCGTCGCTGACCGTCGTCAACGGCGGCACCGTCGACCTCGACGAAACCGAAGCTGACGGGTTCCTCATCGGCTACAAGGTGACCGCCACCACCACCATCGAAGGTGTGTCGTTCCCCGCCGGCTCCTACATCTTCGAGCGCGACTCTACCGTCGGTGCCGGGTGGACGTACCGAACCGTCGCCGCAGGAACCGAGATCGGCGACGACCCCGAGCCCCCCGCCGACACCCTCACCAGCGTCATCACCGCCCTCGAGCCCGGCCACTACTGGCCCCTCGAAGCCGACCTGACCCCCGCCACCGGGGGCGTAGCGCTGACCAACATCGGCTCCGTCACGTTCACCGACGAGATGGCCGAGTTCAACGGATCCACCCAACGGCTCGAGGCAGCCGCACCCCTCCCCCACAACGGAGCCACCGCCCTGTCGTTCGTCGCCAAGATCAGACTCACCTCCGACCTCGCCGCCTCAGCGAACTACGGCGTGTTCTCCAACCCCTACTCGACCTCGATGGGCATCTACGACACCTACCACTGGGCGTTCGAGAACATCGGCGTCGTCAACGGCGGCGCCATCTGGACCGCCGGGGAGCACATCATCGGCTGGACGTGGGACGGCACCAACATGCGCCTCTACCGCGACGGCGTCCTCGACGCCACCCGAGCCAAGGCAACCCCCTGGCCCGACGTGTCAGCCGGCGACAAGTTCACCATCGCCGGCCGCGCCGGATCCTCCACCTTCACCGGAGCCGTCGCACACATGGCCGCATGGAAGGACGTCGTCCTCACCGACGCCGACATGCTCGCCATCGCCGAAGTGGCCGGTGTCGCGTGAGCCTTCTCGCGCTACTAGCAACCACGGGCGCACAACCCCTCCCGACCCGACCCGACACCCTCGACGGGCCGCTCACCCAGCGGCTCGTCGCGTGGGGTCGCGTGTCGCACCACAAAAGCACCGGACCCGTCACATCCACCACCAGCCACATCGCGCCCGTCGAAGCAGACGGGATCGTCCTCCACTGGGGCAACGTCGCCGGCGACCACACACCCCCCTACGCCGCGAACAGTTCACCCATCACCGTCACCGCCTCAATCACCACCAGCTCCGGCAGCCACAACGTCACCTGGGCCGGGCAGCCGAACGTCACCATCGCAGGCGGATCCCTCGCCACCTCCGACCCCATCGGCTGGGTTGTCGCGGGCGGCACCGTCTCCGTCACAGCCACCGTCACCAGCAGCGGCAACGTCCCCACAATGGAGGGCTACAGCGACGGCACAGGCGCCTACCTCGTCGGGCCGCTCGCCATCACCGGAGGCACCCCCACCCCCGACACCACCGACCGGTGGCTGTTCCTCGGCAACTCCGTCAGCGAAGGCGTCGGCGACACCCTCCACGGACGCTCAGGCCAAGACGGAACCGGCGGCTACCCCGAACGGCTCGCCACCAAAGCCGACGTCGCCTACCTCAACGCCGCCGCCTCCGGTGAACGACTCGGGCAACTCCCCGCCGCATGGGCTGCACGAGTGGGCGACACCCTCGCCGAACACTGCTCCCACGCCCTCATCGCCTACATCGTCAACGACATCCAGGTCTACACCGCCACCGAGCTCGCCGACACCCACGCCGAATACTGGGGCACCCTCACCGCGACCGTCCCCAACGTTTACGCCGTCACCTGTCTGCCCCGCACCGGAACCGACGGCACCACCATCGCAGCAGGAGCCACCGAACGGCAGGCATGGAACGCGTGGCTGCGCGACGGAGCCCCCGCCTACTATCAGGCGATGTTCAGCCGCTGGCAGGGCCGACCGACTGGCGACGCCTCGGCCGACACCCTGCGGATCGGGGAAACCGGCGACGGACGCACCCACCCGCTGGCTGGGATCCTCGACGCGGCCGCGGTGGTAGCTGGGACGAACCCCGACCATTGGAAGCCGGGCTACACCTCCGACGGCGTCCACCCGAACACCACCGGGCACGCTGCGATCGCTACGGCGCTCAACCTGCCCTGACCTGCTCCATTCCACGGCCCCCGGTCGTCCTCACCCGAGGGCGGTCGGGGGCTTCCGTGCGTTGTCGGTGGCTAGGCGTACCACAGCGTCTCGCAGTAGAGGCACAGGTGTCCTGCGTGCGTCCCGTCAGGGTTCTCGACGGGGATGGTGTGGGCGGGCGCGTAGTCGGCGGTGTCGCAGATGCAAGTCGTCATACCTACTACACGACAGACCGACCCCGGTTCCGTTCCACGTTCTCCAAAAGAAGTGGAGAATCTTCGTGGGCAGGGCAGACGCCCTGGAGTCGGTAGCACTCATCGCACTCCGAGATGCCACGCAACCCGTAAGCGTCATGCACTCCCTGCTGCACCGACCACATGACGTCCTGCCACGTCGTCGAGAACACAAGGTCGCGGTGGTGGCCCTCGCGCAAGTGGGGAGCTTCGTCCCAGATGCGCTCACCGATCGCCTGCATGATCTGTTCGTAGGTCGGGTCGTTGCTTACTTGCCCGCCGACTTCCATCCTTCTTGCGTGTGACTTACAACTGGAACTGGGTTCGCTCATCGCCCCGCCTCCTCGTCGTCAAGCCAACGGCATCCCGGAGCCAGGGGATAGTGGCGAACGATGCGGCGGGCTCGCTCGCGCGTGACGGTCGGGATGCGCTTCTCTCGACCCGAGCACACGTCGAGAAGGAACTGGAGCGCGTCATCTAGCGAGCGCGCCTCTTCGTGCGGGAGGCTCATGGTTGCCCCTATCGGAAGGTGTGTTGCCAACCAGTGTACGCCCCATTGTGTGTAGTTCGGTGTGTCATCGTCGGATTAGGCACATCGATCTTGGCCGATATTCGCAGGTAGATCGCGTAGGGCGGGTGGGGCTCGAACCCACGACCCAAGGATTATGAGTCCCATTCTGGTGTAGAATTGCGAGCGTGGATCGGCAAGAAACCGCAGGTCAGGGGCCGTTCTGCTAGCACCAGCAATACAGTGCAATGCGGTGGAATAGTATGTAGTCCAGTGTGTCACCCCAGCCAGAGGGAGCCAGTCGTCATGCCAAGGAAGCCCGCCGAGCCTGTCGCCGATCGCATCAAGCGGCGCGTGACGATCGATCCCGAGACTGGTTGCTGGTTGTGGCAGGGTGCCATCGCCACGGCTACCGGCTACGGCCGCATGGCAATCAACAACGGCCGCTTCGGTGGCGAGCGGGTGATGACCCACCGCATGTCCTACGAGACTTTCGTTGGCCCGATCCCCGCCGGCATGGTCATCGACCACCTATGCCGCGTCCGTTCCTGCTGCAACCCTGACCACCTCGAGCCGGTTACACAGGCCGAGAACCTCCGTCGTGGAGAGGGTGTCCCCAGCAACGCTTTCCGCGAAGCCACACACTGCATCCACGGCCACGAGTTCACGCCCGAGAACACCTACCGGACCGATAAGGGCCGCTACTGCCGCGCTTGTCGCCGACGCCGCAACCAGGAGTCCGCCGCTCGCAAGAAGGCTCGGGCGTGACCCAGCGACGCAGCAAGGGCGAGGGCGGCATCACCCAACGCCACGACCACCCATCCTGCCCCCCACGCACCAACGGCACCCGACCAGAACACCGATGCCGCGGACGGTGGCAAGCAACCCTCGACGTCATCATCGACGGCCGCCGGAAACGGAAGACGATCTACGCCCCCACTAAGGCTGAGGCACGCGTCAAACTCGCCAAAGCACTGAGGGAACGAGACTCCGGCGCGCTCGTCATGCAAACCATCACCGTCGAAGCGTGGACGACAGCCTGGCTCGAGCGGAAGAGCAGGCCACCGAAGCCACTCAAGCCGCAAACCATGCGCTCCTACCGCTCCAAGACCGCCCGCTACATCGTGCCCATGATCGGCCGCCGGAAGCTCACCGACCTCCGCGCCGAACACATCGAAGCCATGTACGACCAGATGCGCGACGACGGACTAGCCGAAGCAACCATCCGGCAAACCCACGCCATCCTCGCCCGCGCCCTCAAGGACGCTGTGCGGGTCGACAAGCTGTCCTACAACCCGATCGACAAGACCAACCCGCCCGGCACCGACAAGGCCGTCCGCGAACAGTTCACCGTCGACCAAGCCCGGCGCGTGCTCCGTGCTGCCGGTGACGACGCCCGCTGGTGGCTCGCACTGTTCTACGGCGTGAGGCAAGGGGAAGTCCTCGGCCTCGACTGGGCGCGCGTCGACCTCGACACAGGCGTGCTGTACGTCGCCGAAACGCTACAGACCGGCGAGGACGGGCGACTGTTCCTCGGCGCCCCGAAGACCGACGCCTCCCAACGCATCGTGCCCATGCTCCCCCAGATCGCGAACCGGCTTCGGCTGCTCTGGGAATCCGAAGGCGAGCCGACCGCAGGGCTCGTATTCCACCGTGGCGGCAAGCCACTCCAGCCCAAACGCGACTGGCAGGCGTGGCGCGACCTCATCATGCGGGCCAATGATGAAGATCATCCCGTGCCCGTCATCGCACTCCACGCCGCCCGCAACTCCGCCGCATCCGTCATGGAAGCCGCCGGCATCCCCGACCGGCTCGTCATGCAGATCCTCGGCCAGTCGCAGGTCAGCACCACCCACCGCTACCAGCGCGCCGACGTCGAACGGATGCGCACCGCCCTGGAGTCCGCCGGCCGCCTCCTCGAGCTCGACTAGCGCATCTGACGCACCGAATGAGGGCCAGGCGACGCGTCCCGGCCCAGCTCGAACGCAGACCGCATGAACCGGGCCTGCTTCTTGAACATGTAGCGGATGCTCACGGTCGCTGCCGCCGCCGAGATAGCCAAGCCGTGCGCCATCAAGCCGAGAGCGATTGCCAGGTAGTCCGTCGGGCCGCCCACCACCGCTGCGGCCGTGCCGGCGAAGATCAGCAGGAACGCCAAGGCCCACAGGCCGTACGCCGCCAAACAAGTGATGCTGATGGTTCTGTCGTGCATTCCGATGCCCCCTAGGTGTCCCCGGCAGGAGGTCTCTACCGAGAAGGTGCTGATGCTGACACGCGGCACCGACACCCTTAGAAGGGTTCAACGAGCCAGCTTGCCCAGTGTGACGGTCTAGACCGCCTTCTTGTTGCCAAATGCACGGAATCCACCCGAGCGGGTAAAGGACGCCCGGACCCGCGGTGCGGATCCGGGCGTATCTTTGTCTCTGCCGCCGCTCGACTCTGGGTTCTCTAGGCCACCTGTCGAGCGGCGGCGCATGGAGGGGGCACAGCGTCCGTCATCAGCCGGCCCCCCTCTCCCGCTTCTCGGCCGGAAGCTCCGGCAAGTCGTCACGCCATCCGGCGTCATACAGGGCGACCTCAAGCACGTAGTCGTCATAGGGAAGACCCACGAAGGCAGCCAGGGCGCGCAGGGTGTCGGCATCGGGAAGCTCCCGAATCCCCCGCTTGCGCCACGAGCTGAGCGTCTGAGGTGCGATGCCGATGGCACGCGCAATCGAGGCATCGGACGGACGACCGTGGGTGTCACGGTAGTCGTCGATGATCCGGACCAGTTCGCTCATGGCTTCACTCTCCAGCCAGGCCGTCGGGCCGCGCAACAACCCCGGATTTGTGCTGTCCACCGGGGATCGGCCCTGAAGTGAATATTGGTGTCCACCAGATCATGCCGCACACAATGCCACCAAAGCCGCTACCTGCATAAATACACGGCGGTAGTTAGTTGACAGGTGTCCACCACCTGATGCAGAATCATCCGCAGGTACTTGACACCACGAACTCAGGGAGCAGAGGATGAGGGCTACAAGGAAGCGCTGGCCGAAGGGCACATGGATGCGACTCAAGAACGGCAAGCTCCTGCGAGAGCTGATGAACACGAAGAACGTCTCCAACGCAGAGGTGGGCCTAGCGGCCGGCGTGGGGCGCACCTTCATCTCAGCCCTCGTCAACGAACGCCGGACCTCATGCCGGCCCCAGGTCGCCGAAGCGATCGCGAAGCGACTGGACGTACCCCTCGAGGTCATTTTCGACCCCCGACCATCCGCAGGTAGCGGACAGAACATGAAGGCGAGTGCCGCATGACCGACATCGACCCGATCTTCGTCAGCGTCAAGGAAGCGGCCCGGATGCTCGGGCTCTCGCCTTGGGCGATCTACCAGAAGCTCGACCAGCAGGTCATCGAGTCTCGCTACGACGGGCGTAAGCGCCTCGTGGTCGTCGCCTCGCTGCGTGAGTACGCGGCCAACCTGCCGGCGACCGCACCGAAGGCGGAGGCGTCGTGAACCGCGTCTACAACACCATCGGCCGGGTCGTCACCTGGGCGATCTGGGTTCCGGTGGACCGCACGGTTTGCCGTTTCGCGGAGCTGACCGACAGCGACCGCACCCACTGACGCCGGTCGGTGCGCCGGCCCCTCCAGCGCACCGATCGGCACACCATCCGAGAACAGGGAGCCAGCGCCACTTCGACCCGGCGTGCTGGCCCCCCGAACAGAAAGAAGTATCCCATGATTCGTCACTCCGGTTACACCATCCACCACGGCCACGACCCCCTCGCCGACCTTGATGTCCTTGTCACGACGTGGGCTGACGGCGCGCAGGAGGTTGCGTTCCGACCAGGCCGTGACCGCACCGACCTCCGTTGGGGTGCGCCTGTGCGTGTCGAGCTGGTTCCGGCGTGGGTGGTGGCGTGATGCCCGCGTCCCTGTTTAGCCGCCGTCGTGGGTTCGTGACGTTCTACCGGATGGGGGGCGCGCTGTGATCGCCGCTGCTGCCGTCCTGACCGTCGCGGCCCTGGTCATCGTCGCGTGTGCCCTGTTCAACGCCTACGCCCGCCGCAACGTCGCCTCGCATGTGACGGCTGCGATCGGCCCGCGTGTCCCTGTGCCGCGACCGGACATCGAGGCAGGGATCGCCGCGATGGACCGACTGGGACGGAGCCAGAACCGGTGAGCGCCGACGACCGACCAACGCGCCGGCTGACCTCGTTGCAGCCGCTCCATGACGCCCTGTGCCTCGAGTTTGCCCGCCGCGAGCTCGACGACGACGCCAAGTTGGCCGAGACCGTCGGGAGGTGGGCGACGTGAGTGAGCGATCCGCCGAGAATGACGTAGATCGTATCTACCGCCGTGACCTCCGGGGCCTCGACGCGAATGGCATCCGTTGCGAGGCGTGCGGCAGACACATGCACGACCACGAGTGGGCCGACCTGGATCTCAATGGGTTCGTCGTGTCCTGTGTCTTTTCCCCCGGAGCGAGCGCATGATCCGCCGCTGCTCGCACCCCCACTGCCGAACCAGCCTCGACGAATACCCGACCGAGTGCCCCCACTCGCTCCCGTTCTGCGACGCCTGCACGTGGGAAGAGGCTTGTTCGGAGTGCGCGGCGGTGGCGGCATGAGCGACCTGACCATCGACCTCAACGCCGCACTCGCCACCGCCATCGCGAGGGTCCGCGCCATCCAGGGCGAACCCCCCGGCCGGCCCACAACAACCTGCCGCTGCGGCGAACAAGACACCCGAGGCCAGGATCCGGCACCCGTCGCGGACCTCCGCGACGCCGACGTCACCGTCGAACGATCCGCCGCCGTCCGCGACTGCCACGCCTGCCCCCACGGCATCTACGTCGGGCAAATGTGCATCGCCCACACACCCATCCGTCCGTCCACACGACGCGACTACTACCACCCAGAATGCACGAGGCTCTGATGACAGACCCCGAGAAGCACCCGAACCTCCAGGCGGCGTTGTCCGCTTTCCAAGCCGAGATGCCCACCGTCGCCAAGACGAAGCGCGCCAACGTCGGCCAGTACTCCTACTCCTACGCCGACCTCGCTGATGTCACCGAGGCGGCAGCCCCGATCCTCAGCAAGCACGGCCTCGCCTTCGCCGGCTCCTCCCGCCACGTCGAGGGCGGACGCTACGAGGTCGTCGGCATCCTGTCGCACGAGTCCGGCAACGAGCGCGAAGGCGCCCTGCCGATCTCCGGTGGCACCCCGCAGCAGATCGGGTCCGCGATCACCTACATGCGCCGCTACCTGTTCGGCGTGATGACCGGGCTCGTGACCGACGGCGACGACGACGGCGAGCTCGCGTCGACGCAGCTCGAGCAGAAGCGCGAACGCCGCAGGGCGACCGCCGAGAAGCCGATGACCGCCAAGACGCGCGGCCAGCTCTTCGCCCTCTTCGGGCAGAAGGGCATCGCCGAGGCCGACCAACTCGCCGGGGTCAACCACATCAACGGCACCGACCACACCTCACGCACCGAGATCACCGAGGCCGAAGCGGTCGCTGCGATCGCCGTGCTCAAGACCCGACCAGACGCGGAGGTTCCCGCATGACCACCCCCTGCCACCACCTGTCGTGCAACAAGCCCGCCGACATCAAGGTCGGCGACAACGTGCTCCTCTGCGCGCACCACTACCTTCAGGCCAGCGCGTGACCGGCCCGGTGCTCATCGGCGCCGCATGCATCGTGGGGCTGATCCTCGGGGTCGCAGCCGGATGGAGGCGAGCATGAGTACGCCGACGACACCCGAAGTCCTCGCCGGCCTCCAGCGATCCCGTGAAGCCGACCAAGCCGCACGCTGGGCAAGGCTGCTCGGAGGTGCGCGATGAAGCTCGCGATCGCAGACCCGCCCTACCTCGGCCGCGCAGCCCGCTGGTACGGCGACAAGGCACACACCCTAGGTCCGCACGCCCACGCAGCCGACAACCACCCCAATGCGGCCGAATGGGATGAACCCGCCCGCCACCGCCAGCTGCTCGAAGAGCTAGAGGGTGGTTACGACGGTTACGCAATCGCCTGCCCGCCGTCCGGGATCGACGCATACCGGCCGCTCCCTCCGTCTGCTCGCGTCATGGTCTGGGTGAAGCCCAACGCCATGCCCTCCTCGGGGCGGCTGCACAACAAATGGGAAGCCGTAGTCGTGCGGATTCCCGATGGCCGATGGACCGCCCGAGGTGGCGTCGGCGTCACTCCCGACGTGCTTATTGCCCCGAAGCGAAACGACGGCTTCGCGGGCAAGAAGCCTGCCGAGTGGACGCGATGGGTGTTGGACGCCCTGAGTTACGACCCGGAGGTCGACACCGTCGACGACCTGTTCGCCGGATCTGGCGCGGTTGCAGCTGCGCTCGCTCAGGGGGTCCTCCTGTGACCTCCATCCCGCTCCCCTTCGAGCTGCCGCCGCTCACCAAAAACCAGGTTCGTCGCCTTCACCACCACAAGGAAGCGAAGATCCGTCGCCAGTCGATGGAAGCAACCCGGTGGGCCATCCGGGCAGCGAAGGTCCAGCCCCTCGAACAGGCCGTCGTCATATTGCATTGGCGTGTTCCCAACCGGCACCGACGCGACGGTGATGGCGCACAGCCGACCCTCTCGTTCTGCCTCGACGCGCTGGTCCTCGAGGGCGTGCTGCCTGACGACTCGTGGAAATTCGTCGCCCATTCCGGCGTGACCGTTCACCCGCCGATCCCTGGACAGCCCGGCGCTCTCTGGCTGTCCATCAACGACCCGACCGATCTCAAGGAATCCGCATGATGAATGACGAGCTCCGCGACCTCATCGAGGCCCGACCAACCCCGACCCGCGAGCAGTACGAGGCGGCTGAGGCGTGTTTGCGTCGGCTTGCCCCTGACCTGCTCGACATGGTGATCGGCGGTGTCGCATGAGCGGCTACAAAACTATCGTCGCCGACCCTCCGTGGCCGTCGATGCACCAGCGCAGCACGTACCACCGAGGCAAGCCGGAGCGCCACTACAACACGATGCCCATCGAGGACATCTGCGACCTTCCGGTGAGCGACTGGGCCGACGTCGACGCGCACCTGTGGCTGTGGGGCGTCAACCGGCTCATGGAGGACGCCTACAAGGTGGTCCGCGCATGGGGCTTCACGCCGATGTCGGTCCTGACGTGGTGCAAGCCCGGTCCCGGGATGGGCTACTACCTCCGAACGAACACCGAGCACTGCATCTTCGCCACTCGCGGCAAGCCGATGGTGCCCGACACGAAGGCGATGTCGTCGTGGTACGAGTGGCCTCGCCTTCGCCACTCACAGAAGCCCGACGAGTTCTTCGACATCGTCGAGACGGTGTCGCCCGCGCCACGCTTAGAGCTGTTCGCGCGGAACTACCGCGAGGGCTGGGACTCATACGGCGACGAGGCACCCCGTCGCTCGGACGTGAGCCGCTTTCTGGACGAGGGCGGTGTCGCATGAGCGAGCGCCACACCGACCACACCAAAGACGCCGCCATCCACGACTACCTCACCACCGGCGACCCCTACTCCGTCGTCGACGGCCGCCACGGAATCAGCCGGTCCGCCCTCCACGCCTGGGTCAACCCCGACGGCGTCAAGAAACGGAAGCCGAAGACGTGGGGCGCAGACGAGGTCGCACTAACGGGCGGCCACTGGACCCCCAAGGGCGGCATCAGCGTGTGGCAGCCCTGCTTCTACGCGTCCGTCGACGCCTGCGACATCAACCACCGCAACTCAGCCGCGTGATCAACCCATCCGGCAATGGATGGCTCGCGTCCTGCGAGCCCTGCCGCTGGGAGTTCTACAGCACCAGACGACCCACTGCCGACAAGGCAGCCCACGAACACCGCAAGACCAACCACAAGGAGAACCAGTAATGCTCCCCTCGATCACCATCGACGGCCGACTCGTCGCCGACCCCGAGCTCCGCTTCACGACGGGCGGCAAGGCTGTCTGCTCCATGCGAGTCGCCGCTTCCGACAGCAAGAAGGACGCCAACGAGCAGTGGCAGACCACCGAGCAGATCTTCATCGGCGTCTCGCTCTGGGAGGCCGAGGGCGAGGCTGCGGCGGAGGCGTTCCGGAAGGGCGACCAGGTGCTCGTCACCGGCCGCATCTTCCAGCGCGAGTACGAGGCCAGCAACGGCGAGAAGCGGACATCGCTCGAGCTCAAGTTCCCGACCGTCGCGAAGAAGGTCAGAGCGCCGCGGGGTGAGCGTTCCGCAATCCGATCCGCGCCCCCGGTCAACGACCCGTGGGGCAGCGTGCCGGCGCGGAACGACGAGCCTCCGTTCTGATCCGATGCCGACACGTCAAGGCCCACTGGTCATCCCTGTGGAAGCACCCTTCCCGCTGTCGGCGAGTGCCTGTTCAATGGATCACAAGACACCGACAAACAGTCGGCCCGGCGGGAGTTGCAGCTCCGCACCGGGCCTCGCCGACCAGAAAGACACCGACCGACTCATGGACATTGTGCACGCGCGCACCGACAGCGCGCCACCCCGACCATCGTTCTGCCCCAAGTGCAGCCTGCCGGCCACCAATACGCCAACCCCCCGAACGGTCAACGGCGATCCGGCCGGAATCGTCACTGCCTACTACGTGTGCCCCCGGGAACACATCTGGGCCGTCCGCTGGGACGAGGCCGCGTAGTGGCCAAGATTCGCGGCATCAAGCCGGAGACGTGGACCGACGACAAGTTCGTCCAGCTCTCCCCTCTCGCCCGCCTGCTCTTCATCGGCATGTGGAACCTCGCCTGCGACAACGGGCATGTCGAAGACAACGCCGTCCAGCTCAAGATCCGCCTCCTCCCGATGGACCCTTGCACTGTTCCTGCACTGGTCGACGAGATGGTCCTCACCGGCCAGGTTGAGCGGCATGAGGGATACTTGAAGGTCATCAAGCTCGCTGAGCACCAGCACATCGACATGCGGTGGTTGAGCATCTGCGAGTGGTGCGAACACGACGAGCACTCGGCGTACAAGCCCACCCAGAAGAAGCCCCGCAAGGCGAGTGCTCCTAGTGCGCTCGACGAGCAACCCGCGAGCACACCGCGAGCGCTCGACGCTGATGGTGATGTTGATGGTGAGTTGAAGGTGAGTGGAAGTGACGCGGCGCCCGGCGTCACTTCCACGAAGAAGAAGGCCGCCAGTCGCAAGCGACCGGCCACACCACTACCTTCGGATTGGCAGCCGACCGAGCAGCACTGGGAAAAGCGCCACGACGCCATCGATGTCGAGCGCGAGGCCACAAAGTTCCGACTCCACGCCGAAGCCAACGACCGCCGCCAAGTGAGCTGGAATGCCGCCTTCTCGCAGTGGCTCCTCAATGCCCGGCCGGACCCCCGCTCCACCAAGCCGAGGAACCTCCCGAACGTCCACGACCTCGAGCGCCCGCCCGATGGCCTCTCTCCTGACGAGTACGCCCAATGGGAGTACGAGCGGCGCCAGAAGCGGGGGCGAGCATGAACGACGAAATGCCCACCGCGAACGACGCAGAGGTCTCACTGCTCGGCGCGTGCATGTCTGGATTCCCCGACATCGACGACATCGACCTAGAGTCGTCCGACTTCTACCAGCGCATCAACGGCGACATCTGGGCCGCGATTCGACGAGTACATGCGACCGGAGCTCAGCCCGATGCCGTGAGCGTCCGGCTGGCCTTGACCAACCCGCCGCCCAGCTTCAACCCGGTGCGCCTGTTCGAGATGACGCAACTCGTTCCCGTTGTTGCCCGGGCGCCCTTCTATGCCGAGCAGGTTGCCGCCGCATCGGGTCGACGACGACTCATGGAGGCTTCGGTAGCACTGTCGGAAATCGCGAACGAGGTCGGCGACATCGACGAGCAGCGCGAGATGGCTCGCCAAGCCGTCGACGACGCGACCCGGGGACGCTCAACCTCCAAGGCCCGCACCATCGCCGACATCCTGCCGAGCGTCATAGACACCGCGCAGAACGGGCGCACGGCACTCCTCGGATCCGGGTGGCCGGATGTCGACCGGCTTATCGGCGGTCTCGGCCCGGGTCGTCTCGTCGTGGTCGGCGCCCGCCCAGGCGTCGGCAAGTCGGTCATGGGCACCAACCTTGCGCTGCACTTCGCGCACCACCACGAGCACGCGGTCCTCCTGGCGTCGCTCGAGATGCCCGAGGACGAGGTCGGGCAAAGGCTTCTCGCGGCCTTCGCCGACGCCAACCTCTCGAGCCTTCAGGACGGCACGACCGACGAGCGGACGTGGCAGAAGATCGCCGAACGTCACGCCGCTCTCGACGCGCTGCCCATCCACATCGACGACACGGCCGGGCAGACCGTCACGCACATCCGGAAGAAGGCCCGCGATGTTCAGCGCACCCGCGACGACCTCGCGTTGATCGTCGTCGACTACCTCCAGCTCGTGCGGCCGGCGGACGATCGCAAGTCGTCGAACCGTGCGGAACAGGTCGGGCAGATCAGTCGAGATCTGAAGCTACTCGCCCGCGAGACGGGTGCGTGCGTTGTCGCGATGGCGCAGGTGAACCGAGAGGGAACCAAGCATCAGGACGGCAAGCCTCGGATGACCGACCTCAGGGAGTCGGGATCCATCGAGGCCGACGCCGACCAGGTGATCCTCCTGCACCAGCCGGACGACGAGATACCCGAGATCGAAGTGCTGGTCGACAAGAACCGTCATGGACCCAAGGGAGTAGCCAACCTGCAGATGCAGGGGTTCTACGCCCGCCTCGCCTCGGTCTCGCGCCACTACGGAAGGGAGCTGGCATGACCTGGTACTCGACATGGCCCAGCAACGGGAAACCCGCCTACAGGGAGCATCCCACCGAAGCGCAAGCCGAAGCCCACGCAAAGTTCATCGTCGACAGCAAAACCGCCCTGTACGCCACCGCATTCGAAGCCAACCAACCGGAGATGAGCGCATGAGCAACCTGTTGTGGATCGGCGACCCGGGCGCCCGCGATGCGCCCAACGAGATGCGCGCCACCTACGTCGGACCCGCCAAGGCGTTTTGCCCCTGCGACACGGACAACCCGCAGGACTGCAAGCCCGAGGAGTGGCGGCCTGCCCACTCGCCGCGACCACCCTGTGAGCGATGCGGCGCGCCGCTCTACGGACACCAAGGCAACTACTGCCGCCGCCCGACGCCCTGGGCTCCGCGCGTCGACACGAACTGGATCTGGCACTCGCTGATTGAGCGCACGCCTTGGACGCCCCAAGCGGTCGACGTCATGCGCAAGGCCCTCGCCAACTACTACGCCGCGACCCCCGACCGCCCCTCTGCCAAGGAGCAGCCATGACCACCAGCCCCTCGCATCTCGACATTCACGACCACATCGAACAACTCGTGGAACACCACACCCACCGGGAGCCCTACTCCTACCGCAACGGACAACAGCTCGCGATCTTCACCCACCTCACGATGGTTCCGCCGCTCATCGACCAACTCGACGAAGCCAACGCCACCACCAAAGGCGACGTATCAGGCGGCGCCGGCTACAGCAGTCGACCAGCGGCGTCCATCGAATCCATCGACACCCTCATGTTCATCGACGACGAAGCCGCACGGTGGGTCCGCCGCCTCGGTGAGGACGACCCCAGCGACACCAAAGCCTGCATCCGACGCGTCCACGCCCTCCACGCCAGCCAGGACGCCGCCACCAAGGCCGACATCGAACGCGCCGTGAAGCGGTGGTGGTCGCAGGCCCGGATCACCAGTGGCTGGGACTCCCCGGCGTGGCGACCAGACAACACGTGCCCTGTCTGCGAGGTCCGCCGGTCGCTGCGGATCAAGCTCGCCGACCAGATGGCGCACTGTGTCGAGTGCCGCAGCCTCTGGCTTCCGGAGGAGATCGGGTTGCTGGCCGACTGGATCCGCCTCGAAAACGCCGAAGACGAAGAAACGACCGAAGAGGAAGCATCATGAGTGACCCCGGGAGGAACGACGCGCTTCGCGATCTCCGCGACCGACTGGCGCGCGCGAACAACACGCTGCTCGACATGAAGCACCAGACCGAACGCATCACCGGCAAGGCCGAAGGCGTCAGGCTCGCGCTGTCCTACCTCGACGATGCGTTGCGGACCAGCCCCGGAACCTGTTGGTGCGACGGACCCGACTGCGGCCAGATTCCCTGTGTCGAGGAAGTAGGACGGGCCTGATACACCCGATTGGAGCAAAACACCAGAGTTGACTTGCGAACAGACTAGGCGTATGAGCGCGAGGTGTGCTAGGCTCCTGTGTTGACGGGAGGAGTGTCTCCCGATCAAGAAGCCCCGAGACTGCCAACGCGGTCTGGGGCTTCTTGCATGTGCAGACCCCGCCCTGGGACGACACCTCGCTCACGACGCCCCCGCGTCACGGCCACGGCCGAATAGCCACCACGTCCAGACGAGTCGGGTACGCACTTCCACCGGGAGGTCTAGATGCAAGCCACGGTCCAGATCTCTCCAGACGGCATGGTCATCGCCAACCTCGACAGCGACGACTACGACGATGACGAAGACGCCCGCGCGCTGCTGAACCTGCGGGCCGACGACATGCTCGACCAGTGCGCCCGTGTCGCTATCGACGCGTGGTTCGAGATCCGCTCTCGGGAAGACACCGAGGACGGCGAATGAGCATGGTTGGCGAGAACGGCCCCCCGCTTGAGGGTTGGACACTTCCGCCTCGTTGCTGCGGCAACTGGTGTGAGGGCGCGTCCTGCGAGCTTTGCGGGCGACATAAGCGTGACATCCCCGCGAACATCGGGCTCGGCGAGAACTGAGCCCTCCGAACCACATCAACCGTCGCCCGGATACCGAGTCGGTGCTGCCACCGTCTGCCGTTTGATCGGCGTCGCTTCGGGGTCGGTTGATGTTCAGCACCACCCAGTCTCGGTCACACCCCGCCGCAAGGCGCGTCCCCGGAGGTCCCTCCGTGTCAAAGATCGCCCACAAGATCGCCACATCCCCAGCACCCGACACCGTTCGGACCCGCCGCGGACCCGCGAACGCCTGCTACCCCCTCTACGGCGAGGGAGACCTTGCCGACTGGGAAGCCGTCGAGAACCTACGCATCGGCCCACCCAAGCTGGAATGGCGCGACGTCCAGGCCCACATCGACGGGCTCCTCGACGTCGCCCAGCCGCTGCCGCTGGAGAAGTTCCGCTACCACTGGCGCCGCCGCTGCTACTGCTGGCCCGAGGACCTGCGCCGATGAGTGAACTCGCGCAACGCCTCGCCGCCGCTCCCCCGGCGAAGCTCCAGAACGCCCACAACGTTCTCATCTACGACATCGAACGAGTCCCCGGCCGCGCGATCCACAAGCACCGCGGACTCACCATCGAAGGCGACTTCTGGGACCTCAACTCCTGGAAGCACACCCTCGGCTACCGGCTCCCCGCCGACTCCGTCATCGAGTGGCCCCGCACCATCTGCGCCGCCTGGCGTTGGTACGGAAAGCCCAAGGTCCACTTCGCTGCCGAATGGCAGGCAGGCGGCCACGAGGGGATGCTGCGGAAGTTGTGGGACGCCCACAACAAGGCGCAGATCACCATCGGGCACAACATCAAGGGCTTCGACGAGCGGAAGCTGCTGTCCGACTGGCTGCTGTACGGCATGCCCCGTCCCGCACCTTCCAAGCCGTTCGACACGCTCACCGAGGCCCGCAAGCTCGGGTTCGAGTCCAACACCCTCGCCAGCCTCACCGACCGCCTCGGCATCGAGACGAAGACCGACAAGTACGACGTCGTGACCGCTCGTGCTGCGTGTGCCGGCGACAGGGCTGCGCAGAAGAAGTTGCGGCTCTACAACGAGGGCGACATCGATGCCTCGACCGCGCTGTACGACCGGCTGCGTCACTACTCGTCGTCGCACCCGCACAGCATGGTCGGCACCGCGAACGACCGGCCCACGTGCCACGCGTGCTGGGGTGACAACCTCGAGCGTACGGGCACCAAGTTGGCGACGCTGCTGACGTACGTCCTGTACCGCTGCCGTGATTGTGGCGCGAACGTGCAGGGCGCATGGCACGCACGGGTTGCTGTCACCAGGGGCGCCCGATGACCTGCAAGCACGAGTACGCGTCCGTCAGCCCGACCGGCACCAGCGTCTTCGCTCTCATCTGCGAACACTGCCACCAGCCCGACCCCGAGTGGCTGGCACATGTGGTTGTGGTCGGTCGGGGGCACGGCGAGGGCTGCAAGTTCTGCGCGCACACCAAGCCGAGCCACGTCGCACGGCCGCCGCACCCCGACACGATGGCCGGCCGATGAGTGACGACGACCGCCTCGCCGACTACCTCCAACGCATGGACAACCCCGAACACGCCCGCACGCTGAGCGACGGATGCACCGGCTGCGGACACTCGCTCGTCTTCTGCCGCTGCAACCGATACATGGACCTCGGACCATGCTGCTCTTCCTGCTCCGGCCACTAACCATGCTGTGGCTCATACTCGCCCACCTCCTCCGCGCACAACCCAACTCCGTGACGGAGGCCGCGATGACGACGACCGTTGACCCCGTCGAGACCGTCACGCGCGACGAGCTACTGACCGCACTGCACAACATGAACGCCACAGCCAAGGCGATCAGCAGGCGCGGCCACGTCGGCCTCCAGTCCGACGAATACAAGCGGCGCCACGCTGACCTCGACATCCTGCTCGACGCACTGTCCGAGGCATGAGCCAGCGCAACGGACGGACCAGGCGCGAGCGAGCTAACGCAGACAACCTCAAGGCCCAACGCAAACAACCCTGCGCCAGGTGTGGACAGCAGATCGACTACACGCTGCCCGTCGATGACCCGCAAGCCTTCATCGCCGGTCACATCAAAGCCTGGATAGACCACCCCCATCTCCGCGAGGACCCCTCCAACCTTCAGCCCGAGCACGCCAAATGCGGCAAGTCCGCAGGCGCCGACGCGGGCCAGACGAACGTTGGACTCACCTCGCGTCAGTGGTGAGGGGTGGGGGTGCCGGAATCTCTGAGGCCAGCACGCCCGGACCATTCCCCCGGTAGCGATTCATCTCCCCCCGAGGCTTCGACCCGGGGTCGCGCGAGAGGCGGTGCGGCATGACGGACCTTGTCAAGGCCACCGAGGCTGCCATCGCGGCGGCTACCCACTTGGTCGACTCGGACCAGGGTGCGGTTGAGGCGATGCGGGCGCTCGCTCGGAAGATCGACGCCTGGGATCTGATCGTCGCGTGGGCAATCGACGACGTGTCGCACCAGAAGGACGGCGGTCGTCCCGCGGTGCCGGCAAACGACAACGTCTCCATCTCGGCGTACCTCAAGTATTGCGATCAGCTCGGCCTCACGCCGGCTGGTCGCAAGACGCTCGACATCGACAAGGGCGGTGAGTCGGGTGGCAGCAAGCTCGGCAAGCTCCGCTCGGTCCACGGCGGTTAAGCGGAAGCCGGTTGTCGGCTCCGAAACCCCACGTATCTTCACCCCTCCGCTTCGCAACCTGACGCCCAAGACAACTCTCGGGTTCGCGGCCATTGAGTTCGCGGAGGACGTCTGCCAGGTCACGCTCTACCCGTGGCAGAAGTGGTTGCTGGTCCACGCCCTCGAGCTTCATCCCGACGGCGGCTTCCGGTTCCGGACGATCGTTGTACTGGTTGCCAGGCAGCAGGGCAAGTCGATGCTGTCGGTGATTCTCAGCCTGTTCTTCATGTACGTCCTGGGCCGCGAACTGGTTATCGGCACCGCGCAAGACCTCGATGTCGCCGAAGAGATATGGCAGGAAGCCGTCGACCTCATCGAGGAGACACCCGAGCTCGACGCGCTCAAGGAGCGCGTTATCAAGGTCAATGGCAAGAAGGCTGTCGAGCTTTCGACGGGCGAGCGGTACAAGGTCAAGGCCGCGAACCGGCGCGCCGGCCGAGGATTGTCTGGCGAACTGATCTTGCTCGATGAGCTCCGCGAGCACCAGTCGTTCGATGCTTGGGGTGCGATCACCAAGACGACCATCGCTCGCCCGGACGCTCAGGTGTGGGCGCTGTCCAACGCGGGTGATGCGACCAGCCTCGTCCTTCGCTACCTCCGGCAGAAAGCTCACGCCGCGATCGGCGACCCGGATGGAATCACGGACGGCGAAGCGCCTGTCGTGATCGACGACGAAGACTTCGAGGACGACACCGACGACTCCACGCTCGGGATCTTCGAATGGTCGGCCAAGCCTGGCGCCCACACGAAGGACCGCGAGGCGTGGGCGATGGCGAACCCCGCCCTCGGTCACGGCTTCGTTACCGAGCGGACCCTTGCCAGCGCCGAGGCCACCGACCCTGAGTGGGTGTTCCGCACCGAATGCCTGTGCCAGTGGTCGGATGGAACGCTCGAGGGTCCGTTCCCGCCTGGTACATGGGATGCGGGTCGCTTCGACCCCGCGGATCCTCCGCAGATCGTCGGCAACGTCGTCGCGTGCGTGGATATGAGCCAAGATCGGGTCAAGACCTACGTCGCCTTCGCCGGCCACCTCGCGGACGGCACGCCACAAGTCGAGCTGGTTGCTGAACGCGCCGGTTCTGAGTGGGTAGAGGGTTGGCTTCGGGAACGCGCCGGAATCCTGGACGCCGTCACGGGCCAGACTCGCGGTGCCCCGGTTTCGACGCTCATGTCGGACCTGAAAGCGTCGCTTGGCAGCGAAATCCCCGTCGTGGATCTCGGGGGATCGGACCTGACCGGCGCGACCGGCCGCTTCTACGACCTCGTCCGGACCGGCGGCCTGTCGCACAACCCCTGGCCGTCCCTCGACCTTGCCGCCGCCACAGCCGTCCCGAAACTGACGGAGGGCGGCGCGATGTTGTGGGACCGCAAGCGCTCACCTATGGATGTGGCGCCCTTGCAGGCCGCTACCGGGGCAACGTGGCTGCTCACAAGCGGGATGCCAGAGGCACCCAAGGAATCCGTCTATGAGACCCGAGGACTGGTGACGCTGTGAGCCGTAGCCGCGTGCTGAACTCCCGCCTGCGCGACCAGTTCTTGGTGACCACCAAGGATGGCGCGGCCTTCTCCGGACTCCTCTACTCGCACGACGACAAGGCGCTGGTCCTTCGCAACGCGGAAGCCATCGGGGCCAACGAAGACAAGACCAACGTTCCCCTCGACGGCGAGATCATCGTGCTCCTCTCCGACGTCGCATACATGCAGCGCCCATGAGAGGGGAGGTCAGATGTTCCTGAGCAACGGCTCCCTGGTGACCAAGACCCCGGTTTCCCTGACTTCTTCGTCCTGGTTTCCGTCCATGCCGCCGATGTCGACCCACGGCTGGCCGTCGGCCTACGCCGGCATCTATTCGCGCCAGCTTTGGGTCTACGTCGTCACGAACAAGCTGGCGCGGGCCACCGCGCGCCTTCCTCTGCCCGTGTATGAGCGGGCAGAGAAGGGCCGTGAGAAGCGTGACGACCACGACATGGCGAAGCTGCTTCGGCAGCCGAACCCCGGCATGTCTGGCTACGAGCTGTGGTTGTGGACCTCTTCGACGCGCGACATCTACGGCGACACGGCTTGGTTCAAGCGTCGACAGGGCGGACGGGTCGTGGGGCTGTACCCGCTGCACCCGAACTCGCTGACGCACGAGAACGGGCAGTGGAACTTCGACAACGGGAAACTCCGCATGTCGGACATTCCCCGCGAAGACCTCGTCATCTTCAAGCACTTCCACCCCGACAGCCTCCTTCGGGGCATGTCGCCGCTCGAGCCGCTGCGGTCGACGCTTGAGAACGAGTGGAGCGCCCGCGTAGCGACCTCGTCGTTCTGGCAGCGCGGCGCCAGGCCCGGAACCGCTCTCGTGCACCCCTCGACGTTGAGCGAGGCGGCCGGCGAGCGGATCAAGAAGCAGTACGACTCGCTCGCGGCCGGCGCGGAGAACACGGGAGCAACCATTGTCCTAGAAGAGGGCATGGAGCCGAAGACCCTCACCCTAACCGCCGAGGAAGCGCAGTACATCGAGACTCGGAAGCTCAACCGCGAGGAAGTGTGCGCCGCTTACGACGTTCCGCCCCCCGTGGTCCACATCCTCGACCGGGCGACGTTCTCGAACATCACCGAGCAGATGCGGTCCATGTACCGCGACACGATGGGCGGCATCCTCCCCAGTTTCGAGGCGGCCATCGAGACCGACCTCAAGCAGGTCGAGTGGCCCAGCGATGACGTCTACGCCGAGTTCCTGATGGACGAGGTGCTGCGCGGGGACTTCGAGACCCGCCAGGAAGCCCTCGCCAAGGCTGACCACATGACCATCGCCGAGAAGCGCAAGATCGAGAACCTGCCTTTCATCGCCGGCACCGATCGCATCTTCCTCAACACCGCGACCCTCCCGCTCGACGCCATCGACGCGCAGACCGCGGCGACGGAGCGACAGGGCGACGCCCAGCCATCCGCGGACATCATCCCGATCTCGGCAGCTCGGTCAGTGATGGGTCGCCTGTCCTGGCAGCGCAGTCTTGACCAAGTCGACGCGGAAGCGCTCACCGACGGCCTTGATGCGCCCCACCAGGCTGCCGTGAAGGCGGTTCTGGCGGACGAACTCACCAATGGTGGGTCCGTGTCCACGCTGAGGGACCGCGTGCGCTCTATGGGCCGCAAGCAGAGTCGGGCGACGACCGTCAAGGCTCCCGACCTCAGCGTCCATGAGCAGCAGGCCCAGTCGGTTCTCGCCGCATTCTTCGCCAAGCAGGGCGAGGCCGTACTCAGCGCTGGTCGCTTTGACAAGTCCAAGTGGGACGCCGATCTGACCGCCGACTTGCACTTGACCGCACTCAAGGTGTCCGCCGTCGTGGGCAAGAACGCGATGCAGGAGCTCGGATACGACCCGGACGACTACGACGTAGCGCGCACCGTCGCCTTCTTGAAGGCGGTGGCCGCACGCCTCGCCAGCAACATCAACGACACCACGGCGGCACAGTTCGACGACGCGGACGACAAGCACGCCGTCTTCGCGAAGGCTGCCGACTCGCGGGCCACGGGAATCGCTACCGGAGTAACCACCCTCGTCGGCAACTTCGCTCTCCTTGAGGCCGCGAAGCAGGTCGCCTATGACCGTGGCGGTGCGCCTACCAAGACGTGGAACACCGGAACCCGGCCGCGTCCCAGCCATGCCGCGATGTCGGGCCAGACGGTCGGCATCGACGAGACGTTCAGCAACGGCCAGGACTGGCCCGGTTCGGGCGGCGACGCAGACGAGGTCGCCGGCTGCAACTGCACCGTGACCGTGGATTTCTGAGGAGAACACCATGAACGAGACCAAGATGTTCGCCCTCGGCGAAGTCAAGGCGGTCGAGGACGCCGACGGCGACCCGAACGGCGAGTTTGACGTCATCTTGTCGACGCCCGACCTGGATCGGGACGGCGAGGCCATCGACGCCAAGGTGTTCGAGCCCCTGCCCGACCACATCACCTTCGACATCGACCACGGCATGTCCACCGCGACCACGGTCGGCAGTGGTGTCCCGTTCTACGACGGAGACAAGCTCCGCGTGAAGGGCACCTACTCCTCGATCCCTCGCGCCCAAGAGGTACGCACCCTGGTCCGCGAGGGCCACATCCGCACCACCTCGGTCGCCTTCATGGGCGCCGTGCGCGAGGAGAAGGACGGCGTTCCGCACATCGTCAAGGCCGAACTCCTCAACGGCGCCTTCGTCGCCATCCCGTCGAACCGCGGCGCCGTCGTCTTGTCGGCCAAGTCGTTCGAGGAGAAGGCCAGCACCGAGGCCGCCCCGCTCTGCGCCAAGTGCGCCGAGCCCACCGTTTCCACCACCGCCCCCGAGGCCCCCTCCGACGAGGACGGCAAGTCTCCGGCAAGCAACGTGGTCGAGATGGCCCGCATCCGGGCCGACATCGCGCGCCTGTCCCTCGAGGACTGAGCGCACCCACCCAAGCACCCGGCATCACGTCGGGCGCTTCGCCTTGCCCACAGAAAGGGCCACCATGAGCAACGCACGCACCCAGCTCGAGGCAGCCGTCAAGGGACTCGAGAAGTTCGCTGACGACCTCGACGCCGCGGGCACCACGCCCAGCGCCGAAGACCTGTCCAACATCAAGAACCGCATGGCCGAGATCAGCTCCCTCAAGGAGCAGGTCAAGTCCGAGGCCGAGATGGCCGGCAACCTCGCCGACGCCAAGTCGTTCCTCTCCTCGCTTTCCCCCAAGGCCGACGAGGTTAAGTCGGCGAAGGTCGAGCTGACCGAGACCGGCATGCCGATGAACCCCAACGGCAAGACCTTCGGTGAGATGTTCACCGCCTCGCCGGCCTACGAGGACTTCATCGGGCGGTACTCGAAGAACGGCGTCATCCCCAACGCCGTCAAGGGTGTTCAGTCCAGCCCCTTCCAGGCTGACTCCAAGGCCCTCGTCACCGGTCTCTCGTCCACCTCGGCCGGCGCGTTCGTCACCAACGACCGCTACCCGAGCACGGTCGACCTGATCGGCCAGCGCGAGCTCTCAGTGCGGGACCTCGTGACCAAGGGCAGCACCCAGTCGGACACGGTCGAGTACGTCCGCGTGACGTCCAAGACCAACGCCGCCGCCCCCGTCCCCGAGGCGACGTCGGCCGCCAACCCGGCCACCTACAACACCCCGACCGCCGCCGAGGGCTACAAGCCCGAGTCGGCACTGGGTCTCGAGGTCGTGTCGACCACGGTCAAGACGATCGCTCACTGGATCCCGATCACCAAGCGCGCGGCGTCCGACGCCTCGCAGGTCCGGACCCTGATCGACAACTTCCTGCGCTACGGCCTCGAGGAGGAGCTGGAGGACCAGATGCTCTCCGGCGCGGGCACCGGGGAGAACTTCACCGGCATCCTGACCACCTCGGGCATCCAGACCGTCGGCTCGGCCGGCACGGACATCGACGCCATCGTGGACGCCATTGCGGCCGTTCGCGTCACCGGTCGCCGTCGCCCGAACGCCCTGGTCATCAACCCGACCGACTGGTACAGCACGGGCTTCCTCACCGCCAAGGACACCGCGGGGAACTACCTGATCGGCGACCCCCGCGCGTCGATCGACCAGCTCAACACCCTGTGGGGTCTCCGCGTGGTCGTCACCGAGGGGCTTGCCGCGAACACGGCCCTCGTCGGCGACTTCTCACAGGCCGTCCTCTGGGAGCGCGAGGGCGTGTCGCTGATGGTCTCCGACCAGCACAGCGACTTCTTCACCCGCAACCTGCTGGCGATCCTCGCCGAGATGCGCGCCGCGTTCGGCGTGCTGGACCCGCAGGCGTTCTGCACCGTCACCGCGGTCTGATCCGCAACCGAGAGGGTGCGGGGCGGCAATCCCGCCCCGCACCCCACTCAGCCAGGAGGAATCGCATGAGCGAGAAGAACACCGAAGAGACTGGCCCCGTCCCGGCTATGGCCGTGACCCAGCAGGGCTCCACCTTCGCGGAGCGTGCCAAGGCGCGCGCCAAGCAGGTCGAGGCCGACGAGGTGGAGGACAAGGCCGTTTCGTCCGAGAAGTCTTCCACCAAGCGCACGGCCAAGAAGTCCTGACCGATGCCCGACCTTCTGACCGGCGGGCTGACCGCCACCGTCGATGACCGAATCGACGAGGCCGAGGCGCTGGTCCGCTCCTTCTGCGGGTGGCACATCGCGCCGTCCGTCGAGGCGACCGCGTCCGTCATGCCCGCTGGTCGGATCCTCGCCCTCCCGTCCCTCTACGTGACCTCCATCGAAGGCGTAAGCGCCGACGAAGTCCCGCTCGAGGTTGACACGCACTACACCTGGTCAACCGCTGGCGTCATCACGCACGCCGGCACGTGGAGCTGCAACACTCCTGTGGTCGTCGAGTTCACGCACGGCTACGAGAACTGTCCCGCCGAGATCCTGTCTGTGATTCGCGCCGTCGCGCAACGTTCGGTCAGCAACCCCGCCTCGGCGTTGCGCGACCAGGCTGGCCCATTCGCTGTCCAGCACTCGACGAGCGCCACCGGCCAAGCCGCCACCCTCTCCTTGCTTGACGCAGAGAAGGACATCCTGCGGCGTTACCGCATCCCAACGGTGGCCTGATGTTCACCTACGGCGAGACGGTCACAATCCTCACGGCCGGCACGGAGACAGATCCCTACTCCAACAAGCCCGCGGCATCGTGGGAAGTCCTGCCATCCGAGCTCGAGGTCGAAGGCTGCGGAGTCGAGCCCCGTCCGTCCGCCGAGCCGACGCAGGAAGCCCGTAACAGCGTCACGAGCGGCTTCACGCTCTACCTGCCCACGGGCACCGAGATCACCCCGCAGAACCGCGTTGTGGTCCGCGGAGGCACGTACGAAGTCCTCGGAGAGGCTGCGGAATGGGTCAACCCGTTCACCGGTTGGGCTCCCGGCGTCGTCGTCCAAGTTCAGAGGGTGGACGGCTGATGGCCGCTCGGCTCAAGTTGAACTCCCCCGGCATGGCCGACCTGTTGAAGTCTGCTGGCGTCCGTGCCGAGCTCACCGCCCGCGCTCAACGTGTGCTGGCTGCCGCGAAGGCCGACCCGCACGACGACACGGGCGACTACGAGGCTGGTCTGCACATTGAGCAGGACACCACCGACCGTGCTGTGGTCCGCGTCGTCTCGGGCGACCGGAAGGGCCACCTGATGGAAGCGAACTACGGCGTGCTGTCTCGCGCCCTCGACTCCGCTGGAGGTTCCTGATGACGCTCCAGCCTGTTGCCGCTATGCCGATCGACGCCGACGAGTGGTGGCTGGTCTACCTCCGCGGCGCCCTGGTCGGTCGGACCGAGACTTACGCGCAGAACGTGAAGTTTGACCGTCGCGTCCCGAATCCTCGCCCTGCTCGCCTGGTTGTCGTTCGCAAGGACGGCGGCAGCTTGACGGGCCTTCTGGACAGCCCGCGCGTGTCCATCGACGTGTGGCACGACATGTCCCCAATGGGCGAGAAGTACGCCACCGACCTGTCGCGGCTGCTGCTGGCTCTCGCGTTCGACGCGCCGGGCACCAACGGGTGTGTGCGAGTGCAGCACTTGTCCGGCCCTGTAGACGTCGCGGACCCGTCTGGGCAGCCGCGCCGACAGTCCCTGATCGAGGCGACCCACCGCGTCGCCGTCCTCACCTAGGAGAAGTCGTGGCTTACAAGATGACCCACCCTGACAGCGACCAGACCATCGAGGTCGAGAAGTCCGCTGTCGAGATGTACGAGTCGCAGGGCTGGGAGACCGCCCCGACCGCCAAGACGCCCGCGAAGCAGGACGACAAGTAACACCCCACCATCGCCGCCCGCGCCGGCACCTCACAGCGGTCTGACCGCACACCACCAAGGAGATCCACATGGCGAACGACCAGACCAAGGTCGGCGTTGCGGTCACGGGGCAGATCTATCGCGGCGCACTGGCGACCGCGGCCCCGACCTCGCAGGCGTCGGCGCTCAATGTCGGCTTTGTCGACCTCGGCTACATCGGCGAGGGCGGTGTGACGTCGGCCATCCCGGCGTCGGGCGACTCAACCTCCCTCAAGGCGTGGCAGAACGGTGCGACGATCCGCATCCTCCGTTCCCCGTCCGAGGACCCCGCGACGTTCTCGTTCGTGGCCCTCGAGACCAACAAGACCGTTGTCGAGTCCTGGGCCGGCGCGACCGTCACCCAGACCGCCACGGAGGGCACCTACACCCTCAACACCACCGCGACCCGAACCCACTACTCGTGGGTGATCGACGTCGTGGACGGTGCCGAGCTGGAGCGGGTCTACATCCCCGACGGCGTGGTGTTCGAGGTGGGTGACCGCGTGTACGCCAACCAGGAGCCCATCGGCTACGAGATGACCATCTCGGCCGAATACAACTCCGGCATCACCGGCAACGCGAAGGTCTGGTCGACCCGGCTCAAGACCTGATCCGTATCCCCCTAGTCGCCCTGCCTGGCCCCGCGCGGGTGGCCGGGCAGGGCTCTCATTCACCCGCGCAACCTTCCGCGCAAGGAGCAAGTCATGGCATTCGAGAAGTTCCACTGGACGTCCCCTGCGGGCGTCGAAATCACCCTCCCGCACATGAAGAGCATCAAGGCGGGAGTTCTGCGCCGTCACCGCAAGGAAGATCCCGTCGACTTCATCTTCTCGCTCCTCGAGGAGACGTCCGACGCCGAGATGCTGGCGGCGGTCGACAGTCTGGACTTTGCCGACCTTGAAGACCTCACCGCGAAGTGGCAGTCCGGCGTCAGCCTGGGGGAATCCTCGGGCTCCTCGACCTGATCGAGGAGCACCGCGCAGCACTGCGCTACGACTGGCGTACCCGCTTCCACATGAGTCTCGATTCCGTCCCCGCCGAGATGGGATGGGATGAAGCGCTCGACCTCGTCCGCATCATTCGCGCCGACCCCTCGTCGCAGCTCGTCACGGCGATCGAGGGTTGGTCGCATCCGCTGTCCCGCGAGGCCTTGATCCTCACAGACCTGGTCGACGTGCAGGGCGGCTCGAAGTACAAGGGATGGAAGCCATACCCGCGGCCATTCAAGACAGATGGGGTGGAGACGCACCGCCGAGGCAACGCCGCCGGCCGTACTCCCGAGCAAGTGAAAGAACTTCTCCGCACGGGATTCGGCCAGCCCGAAAGACCGCCGGCATAGCAACCCCAAGGAGGCGTCATGGCTGAGATCGCTAGCGCCTATGTTTCACTCATGCCCTCAGCGAGAGGGTTCGGCAAGCAGCTCGACTCGCAGATCAGTGGCGACATCGACGCCTCCGGCAAGAAGGCTGGCTCCAAGTGGGGCGACGCACTCAAGGCCGGCGCGATGGCTGGAGCCGCCGCGCTCGGAGTTCTGGTCGCGAAGACCCTCGGGGACTCCATCTCCGCGGCATCGCAGGCCGAGCAGGCCGTCGGCGGCGTCCAGTCCGTGTTCGGCAAGTACGCCGACTCTGTGCTCGAGGACAGCAAGAAGGCTGCGCAGGGTCTCGGCCTGTCCGCCGCTGCCTACAACGAGCTCATCACCGTCTCGGGCGCCATGCTCAAGAACAAGGGGCTCGAGGACTTCGCAGAGCAGTCGAAGAACCTCCTTGTTGTCGGTGCAGACCTTGCCGCCCAGTTCGGCGGGTCGACGAAGGAAGCCGTCGACGCGCTCAACGCAGCCATGCGCGGCGAGTCGGATCCCATCGAGCGGTACGGCATCAGCCTCAACGAGACAGCCGTCAACGCAGTGTTGGCGGCAAACGGGCAGACCAAGCTCACTGGGGCCGCCCTCGAGCAGGCCAAGGCCCAGGCGCGGCTCTCGCTCATCACGCAGCAGTCGGCGGACGCTCAAGGCGCTTTCGCGCGGGAGTCCGACACCCTCGCCGGTCAGCAGCAGCGCCTTGGGGCAGAGTGGGACAACCTCAAGGTCACGCTAGGCGCGGCGCTGCTTCCGGCACTCACCGAAGGCGCCGGGGCCGTGCGCATCCTGGTCAAGAACTTCGGCACCGTCGGCCCCGTCTTGGCGACGGTGGTCGCCGGGATTGTGGCATTCAAGGTCGCCTCCCTCGCATCGGCCGCTTCGTCCGCTGTCATGGCGGCCGGGATGACCGGCGCGACCGGTGCGACGTGGTCCCTCAACGCTGCTCTTCGCGCCAACCCGATCGGCATCGTGGTCACCGCGCTCACCGTGCTGGCCGCGGGGCTCGTGTTCGCCTACAAGAAGTCAGACACCTTCCGAAGCGTGGTCGACAAGGCGTTCTCGGCAGTGAAGACCGCCGGCTCGGCGCTTGGTGCAGCCATCGGCGTCGCGTTCTCTGGCATCAAAATAGCGATTGAGGCCGTTGGCAAGGCTGGCACGTGGCTCTGGAACAACGCTCTCCAGCCGGCCTTCAAGCTGATCGTCCAGGGCGTGGCTTTCCTTCTGGATATGTGGGCCAAGATGCTCGGCGCCCTCGGCAAGGTTCCCGGCTTCGGCTGGGCGAAGGACGCCTCGGAAGCGATGGGCGATGCCGCCGAGAAGGCGCGCGACGTCGCGGACGGCATCAAGAAGATCGATACCAACAAGGCTGTCACTATCACGGTGACAACCATCTACAAGGAGCGCAACGCGGCCAAAGAGGGGAGCATGAATCCCGAGCTGGGCTTCAGCGGTCGCGGCGCGCTCCCGTCCAGGTCCGAACGCGACTCGCTCATGGAGGAGTACGGGCGTGGCGCGATGGATGCGCTGGGCAAGGGCTTCGCGAAGGGCGGGCAGAAGACCCGCGAGCAGTTGACCAAGCAGCTCGACAAGCTCAAGGGCAACCTGTCGACGCTTCGTGATTCGTTTGCCTCACTGGCCGAGTCGGTCAGCAGCGCGTTCACTGGGGACCTGTTCACCGTCCCCGAGGGGTCGACCTTCATTGACAGTCTCCTGACCAAGAAGGCTGAACTGACGAGCCTCCTGGCGTCGTTCAAGACGCTCCAAGGCTGGGGTCTGTCGCCGTCGTTCCTGTCGCAGTTGTTCGCCTCCGGTAACGGCGCGCTCATCACCGAGCTCGCCGGCATGGGGCAGGCGGGTGCAACCAGCGCGGCCAACCTGTTCGGCGAGGTCACGAGCCTCGGCACCCAGCTCGGCGGTGCGGTCGCAACCAACGAACTTGGGCCGAACATCGACAACGTCCGAGCGGAGATCGGCAAGTTGCGCGACGACATGAAGGACGCGCCCAAGAAGACCGGCAAAGCGACGGCCGATGCGCTCAAGGACATCCGCCTCGTGATCGAGGGCGGAAACCCCGGCCAGCGCGCCTACCTGAGAACAGGGAAGTAGGAACTAGTGCCCGCGCTCATCCAGTTCGTCGACAGCATCTCGGCCACCCCGACGGTTCGCCTCGACATCAATGACGCCACGGCGTGGTTCTGCCAGAACTTCTCGGCTCCCCCGCCCCGCCTCCGTCGCAGCGAGTCGTCGAACTCGATGCGTGACGGTGGCGTGGTGTCGGCGTCGTCGTACGAGAACCGGACGCTCGAGGTCGAGCTGACGTTGGTGAACGCCTCGACTGAGGACGCGGCGGCGACGGAGATGCAGAAGTTGTGGCGCGAACTCGACCGGCCGACGAACTACCTCCGCTATCAGCGTGAGGGCATGACCAAGCCGGTGTTCTTCCGCCTGTTCCGTTCGGATGCTGCGGACCTCGAGGAGCTGTGGACGACCCCGATCGCCCGCAACATCACCCTCGAACTCGTGGCCGAGCCGTTCGCGCTGGGTCTGCGGGAGTCCCTGGGTCCGTACACGGTTACGAACGATCCTGCCGCGGGCTCCAACGGCTGCTACTTCGACGTGACGGGCGTGATCGGCGACGTACGCGCCCCGGTAATCGTGCATGATGCCAGCCGCACCGTAGGGCATGGGATCCTTGCGTCTCGGAGCCGCGGGACACCGTCGGACCTGGTGTGGTTCAAGCAGCTCGAGGGCACGAACGTTGTGCTCGGGACGGACACCACGAACCCCGGCGGTGGCCCCGATGCGACCATGTCGGGCACCGGAACCAACAACTACGTCCGTACGTCGTTCACCACGAACGCGACGATGGTGGCGCGGGTCGAGTGGCAGGCGTTCAACGAGCTCACCACCTCTGCCCAGCGCCTCGCCATCCGCGGCATGTACCGGATGGTCGTCGTGGTCCGCCGAAGCGACAGCACCTCTGACATCAACATCAAGTTGCAGACCGGCGTCTCGACGGTCGTGCCGAAGACCACCGCCCGGCAGATGGTCGACGTCGGGATCGTTCATATCGGCACCCGGCAGGGGACGTCGGTGGGTTACGGCGTCGACGGCGCCGGCACGGTGCCCGAGGGGCAGCAGCTCCAAGCCGAGCGGACGTCGGGCGCGGGCACACTCGACTGGGACTGCCTGTTCCTCGTCCCCGCCGACGAGCAGCAGTTGCAGTGGGTCCAAACGAACTTGGTTGGCACCACCCTCGACACCCTGATCGATGGCGTCCGGAACACTGTCACGTCGCTTGACGGCGCCACACTCCCGACTGCGGCGAACCCGATCCTGTGGCCTACGGCGGTCACCGTGTCCGGCGCGTTCCCTGCCGTCTCGCCGGGCGTGACCAACCGCTTCTACTACCTCCAGGCGGTTTCGCAGTCTGGCGCGATGACGAAGGGCAACACCTCGTCGTTCACGCTCTACTACTGGCCGAGCTACCTGCACGTGAGGCCGGTGACGACGTGAGTCTTGCTGTGCCGCTGACCGTGACCGTGGGCGGTGTCGACATCACCCGCGAGATCCAGTCGATGTCTTTCCGCAAGGAAGCGATCGGCGGCGTCCGTTCGATCGCCTTCTCCCTCTCGCGTTCACTGACCGACCTCAATGGGCTCGACCCGCTGGCGAAGGTCGTCGTCTCTGATGGCCGCAACGCGATGCCCATCGCCGAGGGCCGGTTCAGTGACTCGGGCCGCAGTGCAGATGCGAGCGGCCAGCGCTGGGACTGCGTCGCCTTCGGCCCCGCTCAGCACGCCTCTGACATCACCACCCCTTTGATCTACGTTGACACGTCACTTGAGGGCTGGGTGTTCCACGTGATCGAGCTCTCCGGTGCGGGGGCCACGTTCCAGGCGTCCGCTGCGCCAGGCGTGACGGCTGGACTGCAAGGCCTCGTCGCGGCATGGGAAGATGGAACCCTCGTCGCGACCAATAGTGCCGTTTCGATCCGCTACAGCCGGATCATGGATGCTGGCATGAAGGTCGCCCGGCTCGCCTACAACTGGGGCGCGGGTGTCACGGCTGCCGGCTGGGTGCTGGAGGCGATCTACTCCACCGACGGCAACTGGGCCGGGTCTGATGTCGGCACCCCCGACGCGTTCAACGTCGCCGGTGGAACCCGTGCGGCCGTGGTCGTCACAAACTTCGCGAACGGGCGCAACGTCGCCGACATCCGCACCAGGTGGAACGCTGGCGCCGCGACCGTGACCGGGTCGACAACCTGGGTTTACACGACGCCCCCACAGGTGGAGGCGTTGCGTCTGAACAAGTCGGGCGTCGAGGTGACCACCGGATACGCCGGATTTATCTACCCGCATCAGATCGTCGAGGACCTGTTGGGCCGACTGCTTCCCGAGTTCGACGGCGCCGGTGCGACGGTCAACCAGGGCAGCACGTTCCCCATCACACAGATGGCCTACCCCGACGGCGTGACAGCCACGCAAGTCCTCGAGGACTTGATGGGGTTCGCCCCGGCTTACCGTTGGTACACCCTGCCATCGGCCAGCGATGCTGGATATCGGTTCGCGTGGGAGCCGTGGCCGGCGGAGGTCAGGTACGAAGCGACTCTCGACGATGGCGGCTCCTTTCCGCTGTCAACGCAGAACGTCTACAACGAGGTGATCGTGCTCTGGCGCGATGAGGCGGGGCGCACCCGCACGACCGAGCGCACTCTCGCCTGCGCGCTTCTGGATAAGCACAGCCTCATCCGAAAGACGATGATCAACCTCGGCAGCGAGGCCGGCACGCTCGCTCAGGCGCAAGCCGCGGGCGACAACTTCCTCGCCGCCCACAATGTCCCGCAGAACTCCGGCACCCTGTCGGTCGCCCGCCCGATCCGCGACGTCATCACGGGCGCAATGGTGAACCCGTGGGAACTCGAGGCCGGCGAGCTTGTGCGGGTCCAGGGCATTGAAGCGTACCCAGACGCGTTCAATGCCAGCGCCAATGACGGTCTCGGAGTGTTCCGCATCCACGCCGTCGACTACAACGCCGAAGAGAACATGGCGACACTGGCGCTCGACTCGGACCCGCGGGAAACGGAAGACAAGCTGGTCGCCTTGACGAACCAGAGGACCCGCGCCTGACGTCCTACCGCTTTACCCGCACGGCGCTCCACTGCGACACGCCGTCGCCGATAGCGCGAACCTTGCAGCGAGCGGCTGTTCCGCGAACGGTCACCTTCGCTCGCTTCGTGACAGCCGACCGAGGGCCGCACTTGACCCGATAGGACTCCGCACCTTCAACCCGCTGCCACCGAACCACGACGCGAACGCCCCTCTGGTCGGCGCGGACCTTTGCGGGCCGGGCCAACCTGCCGGCGGGAGTGTTCGTCCCGACCTCGGGCTGGGTCACGGCGGGCGGCACCGCTGACGCCTCGGGGGTCACGGGCGACGCGGGGGCCGGCGCGGGCGGCGGGAGCAGCGGTGTCAGCGCATCCACGACCACGTCGGCCAACTTCTGCTCGCCAGCGAGCGTCGGGTGGACGGCGTCGTAGGTGTCGACACCTCGCGTCCACGCCGCAACTTCGGTCGTCGTGATCTGCGACTCGGTCGTGCTCAACTCGGCAGCCAGTCCGGGCAATGCCGCGTTGTACCAATCGACACGATCGCCCTCCCACCGTTGGGGCAGGGTGCCGAGCACGATGTCAACGTCAGGCTTGGCCTCGCGCGCCGCGGTGACGAACTCGTTGACGTGCTCGACGAGGCGCATCCATTCGGCATCGCCGTAGCGGTACGAGTAGTCGTTGATGCCCAGCGTCTCCACGATCACGTCGGGCTGCTGCGCCTCCACCAGCTCGCCGATCGTGGGCGCCTCGGTGTCAAGGTGAAGCGCCTCCCACATGGTCACGCCCCAGCGGGCGGCGTGGTCCTGGTCGAAGTTCGGGTTGGCGTACGTGCCATCCGAGTTCCGGGGTCCGTCGACGTTCAGCTTGGTTCCGCGATAAGGACCGACGAAGTCCACGTTGTACCGCTCTTGGGCGAGACGTTGCGCGGCGAAGTAGCGCCACGAGTAGTCGCCGTCCTTGCCCTGTGTCACCGAGTCTCCGACAACGAGGATGCGAGGCGGCTCGTTCGCGTGCGCGGGCGTGGGTGCCACGGTCACAGCGCAAGCCGTTGTGGCGATGCCGGCCGCTACGGCAGCGATGAGCGTCTTCACGGTTTCCCCCGGTTGTTGTGTGTATCAACCGTAACCCGTCCCACCGACATTGACGTCGGTAATCCCACCTATCTTCGCTGAAACAAGGAAGCGGCCCCCGTCAGCGCATCACCGACGAGGGCCTTCCCCGCGCGACTGGCTGCCACCAGTTTGTGCGCGAGGTGGCATGACCCTATTGCCCACCAGCCATCCCACGCATCGGGAGAACTACGTAGAGGGGCATATTTCCCATGACCGAAGGCCAGCCCCCGATCCCCCGACCCGGCACGTTCCTCTTCGCGGCTGCTTTCGTCATAGCGATGGCGTTCAACCTCTACTGGGACGCCACGCACGCTGACTACTCGGGCGAGAAGGTCACGATCTTTCTGGGCACTGCCGCGCTCCTCGTCCTCGGTGTGGACGTCGGCAAGATGATCGGACGTCGGTGATGTCTGAGTTGATCCCAGTGCAGCAGTTGCTTACTACCGGCATCCCGGCATTCGTTGTGGGTGTTCTCGTCGGCCGCTACCAAGAGCGCCACAAGGAGAAGATGGGCATGAGGGACTTCGCCAACACGTACCGCCTGTGGTACGACCGGTGGGCACCTGTCGTGGTGACTGCGGTCGCTATCCTCGCGGTCGTCGGGATCTGGATTGGTGCTGCTGCCACGATCACGAACGCGCAGCAGGACCGTCGTACGGATGCCGCGAACACGGCGGTGCAGAAGTGCTTTGACCGTTACGCGCAGGCTCAGTCGTCGTCGTCGAAGGCTGTGCGGGTGGCGTCGGAGGCGAAGGACATCGCTACCGCTGCCCGGGATGATGCTCTGAACCGTGAGGGGCGGGCGTTCAAGGCGTTGGTTCGGAAGATCCTCAACGACACTGTGACCCCTGATGATGTGCAGCACCTTTATGCGACGCTCGACGAGAGGGACGCTGCGGGCCGGCGACTTGATGCCGCGCAGGCTGAGCTCGATCGTGCGCGTGAGGAGAACCCGGTGCCTTCTGCGCCGTCCGAGTTCTGTTCCGTCAAGCCGTGACTAGGCCCGCACCGACCTGCCCGACTTGCCACACCCCGCTCGAGCGCACCCGCCACGGCTGGGAATGCGACAACTGCGACTGAGGCACATCGCTTCATCTGACGGCTATTCAGGTCTCGGCTTCACCCGGAGGCGCCCGTGGATGTGCCGCTGTCCCGCCAACCGTCGTGCCGTTTCTGCGGTTGCGAGGAGCACGTGTTCTCGCGCTGCCTGAGTGAAATCGGGGACGGCCTGTGCCCGTGCCCACCGAAAAGGCCGACGGGCTGTTACGACTAGGGCCGCCACTCGTCCTTAAAATCCGGGTGGTCGGCGTAGGGCAGGGCGAGTTCGCCCAAGATGCCGTGCGCGAGGTGGGTTGAGGGCATGGCGTAGTCGACCGCCGAGCACCGCTCCACGATCCGCCGCTTGGCCTCGCACTCAGCCAGCGCCCGCTCGGGCTCGATGCAGAGCAGGTTGTACTCGTCGTGCCACGACAACTTCCAGACCTCGAATGGACGATGCCACGGATCCTCGTTCTGCCGACGCACGAACTCCGCGCGCGCCTCGTCGTCATCGATCCGGGCGTGCAGGAAGTCGGTCAGGGTCATCGTGTGTACCGCCGCAGGAACTTGCGCAGGGCTTCGGTCAGCGTCTCGCCGCGTTCCTCGGCCCGCTTCTTCGCAGCCTCCCAAAGCTCGTCGTCGACGCGGAATGAGTGAAGGGGCGTCTTCCCGACTGAGCGCACTTGGTTGTAGCGCGGGCGCTCCGAGTCGATAGCGACCTGCTCAGCCTCTCGCGCCTCCTCGCGTGTCTCGAAGTGGGCGACCGTCATTGAGCTCATCTCCTTCCACCAGGGCTTTGAGCCCTCGTGTGCCTTGGTTCGGGTCGGCAGATTGCCGGTGATTCCGACATACAGCAGATCCCCCTTCGAGTCGTAGAACCGATAGACCGCGCACGGGTCTGTGGGCAGTTGCGTCATAACAGCGAGTATAACACCGGAGGTCCCTATGTGGCGCGTAGCCCGCTCACTTGACGCACTGCTCGGCGAAGTCAACGCCCACGCCCCACGCCGCAACAAGGCGTCAGACGGGTCCATCGGTGACGCCGCCCACGCGACGCGCTCGAGCGACCACAACCCCTGGGTTGTCTTCGGCGGTCAGGGCATCGTCCGGGCTCGCGACTTCACCCACGACCCAGCCAACGGGCTCGACTGCCAAGACCTCGCGAACGCCCTCGCGTCACTCATCGCGGTTGGCGGACACCCCGCCTGCCGGTCCGGTGCCTACGTCATCTGGCGCGGACGGATCTACTCGTTCGACCGCAGGCACGAAGGCTGGCGTCCGTACTCGGGATCCAACCCGCACAACCACCACCTCCACCTTTCGGTCGCCACCGACCCCGCCGGCTTCGACTCGATCCTTCCGTGGGGCGTGTTCGTGGACCCGAAGCGTGAGGAGCGGCTGGGGAAGCTCGAGGCCAGCCGTAAGCGCAAGGCGAAGTGGCAGCGGTGGGTCAAGCGGGCCAACAAGAACATCGCGCGACTCAAGAGGCTGACGAAGTGATCCTGTGGCACGCCAACCT